ATGATAATATTGAACTTGATTTACATTCTGGTAATATTATGGTCAGACCCGGACCCATACCTCAATTAGTTATTACTGATCCGTTAGAGGTTGCAAACACTATGCCACCGACAGTTATGAAGTAATCAACTCCACCTTAAAATAAAAGTAGATAATTCAATATCACTGCGTAAGTATATTCTGCAATCTGTTTCATTAGATAACCAACACCAGTGTTCATTTTGGCATAATGTATTTGCTTTTCTAACATCATTTAGCCAATAGGGTAATTCTTTGCTGGCTCCCCAAATACCCCAACACCATTCACGCAATTCGAAAAAGTTCTGTAAATAGTTGGTATTCATAGAAATCACATAATATTTCCAATGTATATGACCAACATTTCTTTTATCTAACTTTCTTGATATAAATTTTTTGCTCATACTTTCATGACCATTTTAAGGTAAATACAATATAATTTCTTTCGTATCTGAATTTAAAACACATTGTATTTGAATTTATTATTGTCCAACGACAATGACGATGTGGTTTTTCAAAATTTGCCAAGATATAATCAACCATTTCAAGATATATAGAAAAATCTTCTAATGGTTTTGTAAATGTGTACCAACCTTCATTTTCATTTTCCCACCACCAAAATTCTTCTAACATCAATACTTGCCTAATCTCAATAAATCTTTTATATCTGTAACAAAATCATCATTCTTCAAAAATTTAATTGCCCATAACTCAGGATTTATATAATCTATGATCATTTTGACTTGAGTTTCATTTAGATTATCTAAAAACTGTTTACCGCTATCACTATGATATAGAATCCAAGGGCTTATTTTACCATTGGTTATCAACAAACATAATCTATTTGAATTTGAATATCTAAAAACATCATAATGCTGTATGTTTTCATTTTTTGCTATATCCATAGTAGTTTCAATACTGCGATAGATAGCATCAAATGGATCTTCATTGCGTAAAAATTCTATCAAAAACTTAGTATAATTGGTGTCTTTAGTCCAAGTGTCAATACTTACGTTATTGTTCACTAACCATTCTGCATATCGTACAATGTGTATAACATTACTTTCTACACAATAGTTTCCGAATTTAACGAATGCCAAATAGTATGGGCTTTTGATAAAATCAAAATATGTTTTAGTCTTTTTGTTGGCAGTATTCTTTTTGTAAAATAACAACCAAGTTTGAAAACCTATTCTATTACTTTGCTTATCTTTATCTTGCCAACGTCTTTTTGGCTCACACAAATGAGATATGATTGATGATTCTCTTTTGAAATGTTTTTCACAGAATTCACAAACATTGTCAGGTGTTTCCAAGTTGTCTTTCATACTCTTTAATGTCGTCTTGAGTTACAAATTTAGATAAGGTTTCAATATCTTCAAGTTTTAAAGTAGGATATATACCTGCAAGATACTTTTTAATTTTGTGCTCTTCCATAAATGCAGTAGCAACTTCTTTGATATCAGACTTGCTGATGTTAGGATACACCTTTGCGTAATAGTCAGAAATATCTTTTAGTTTAGGAGATGTTTTCAACTTAGATACTGATTGACTTATGTTAGGTATCCATTGATGAAATTGCTTGCCCATGCCTGGACTTGCTGCACATAGCATCATCCAAACTAATTCAGGATGCTTTTGCACATTCTCATTAAACAAATATTTGTTTGAATGGTAGTCGGTACTAGACAAATAATATTGTTGCAACTCACTATTGCCTTTTACTGCACTTAGCCATTGTACAAGCATAAAGGGAACAAACTTTCTTTTTTGTTCTTCTGTAAGTCTGCTGTAATATCCATAATCTTTTTTGTCTAATGCGGTCAATGCTTCAAATAAATCAAATTCTGTACTCATGATTAAAATGCTTGGCTATAATCAATTATCTCACAACTACGACTAACTTCCTTAACGAAATACACACATCTGGGTCTTTCACCCTCTTCAATAGGTACACACAAATATTGTCCGTTCTTCAACCTTGGACTATACCAAGTTACATCATGATATATGTCTAAGATTTCGATAGGTAAAAAACTAGGTAAAAAACTTGATAGAGGATTGAATTCAAATGCACTAAACCCACGATCATTGAGACTGGTTAGCGGAAGTGCCTCTAGATCACCGTGTTCTTTTTCACCAATTACGATTTGCCAATCTACTGGCATTTTGATAACAGAATCACCTATCTTTAATACCAACGCAGGAGAACTGAAACTTTCTAAGAAAATAAGTGGAATGAAGTGATAGTCAACGTTATGAGGATTGCTATTGTCTAAGATAGCAAATCTAAAGTCATCTACTTCTTCGGGTAAATTTTCTAGATTGTATTGTGTATTTTCTAGTAAAAGTATGTTCATTTGTATTTTAATTTCGTGGTTGTGTGAGGATACCTTGCCTCATTGTAGAATTGTTTTCTAGCAGTAAGATGCCTTTTGGAAAACTTACATGATGATGTAATATCATAGATTTCAACGTGATCCTTTTCATTGCCTTTTCGTAACCCTCTTCCTATACTTTGTATGGTTCTGATGAACGATTTACCTGGCTCAATCAACACTACATTATACAAATCGACAATGTTGATTCCAACCGCAGCAATGCCATAAGTAGCAATTATGATCTTGTTGCTGGTGCTTGTAACACTTTCATATTCTTCTTTTCGTTCGTTAAGTTTGGTGTTGCCAGACAAGAAAACTACTTCTGGTGGATTGGGTTTTTTGGCAGATAGTTCCTTCAACTCAGATTCTAGAATTGAACCTGCTTCAATGCGATCAACCAAAATTAACGTGTTATTGGAAAACTCTACAATCAATTGGCTTACGTATTTAAGTCTTTCTACATTGGTTGTTAAAAACTTCAATTCACTTTGATAATCTCTGTATTCAACATTATCCTGCAATTGATAAATGTTTATATTGCAGTTACTTAATACACCTTTATCTTGTAAATCTTTAGCATCAACCTTACCTATACTTGGACCAATACTAATTTCTAATGCTTTTCTGCTAAAATCATCTTTTGGTAATGTACCTGTTATAGCCCAACGAATTGGAATGTTAGCCATTTCGTTGATAAGCAAAGTCTTAAGTGCTTCAGCCTTAATTCCATGTGCTTCATCTACTATTACACATATTACGTCTTCAATGAAATCCTCTATCGTTATGTCCAAGTCTTTTTCTTTGCTGGTTTTCTTTAATGAATTTAAACTTTGCCAGGTACAAATAGTATGTTGTTTATTGTATTCTTTTCTGTTTCCAAAATAAACCCCAACGTCTAACCCTAGATTGATATAATCTGCTTCAGTTTGAGTTACCAAACTTTGATTAGGAACGATTACAATAGTTCTTCCGTATGATTCAACAGAATGACTTAATGCAGCGGTTACGATTGTTTTACCTGAACCTGTAGCAGCAACCGTCATTGATTGTGTATTGGACAATAATGTGTTGATGATATCAACTTGATAATCTCTAAGTTTTATTGGTTGACCTTCCAATGGATGTTTTTTAGGCCAGACCTTATTGCTGAATGAATCTTCAGTTATTTGTGCAAATTCAAAAGCGTGGCTATGTTTTCTTCTGTCATCTAAATCAATTTCATACCCTGCTTGATCTAATAAAGGAATGATTTCAGTTAATAGATTTACGAAAGTAGTTCCACCCAATCCAAAATAACTAGTTTTACCATTCCATCTACCCAATCGGACACTTGGTAAATATCTTGCACCTGGCTTCTCATGTTCAAACATTTTACTTAAGGTTTTTCTGTCCTTAAGTTCTAAGTTTTCGATCTTGCAATTTACTTCATCAAATATGATAATGGTACATTTTTTCATTCATTGATTATACAACATCATTTAGGAAAAATAAAGATGTTGTTTACCGAATTAAATGCTGTTAATTGCAGCAATGATTGCCTTTTGATTTGGTGAATCCTTGACAAGATCCTTAAATTTACTGTATTTTGGTAAATCAGGATCGATCATTACCAAATATTTCAAATATTCCGGATCATCCCAAGGTAGTACATCAAGCATATTCATTACAAATCTATTTGGTGTTGGTACTTCGTCTAATTCTGCTAAACTCAATGAT